AATAGAAATATTGACCGTTCTAGAATCAAATTTTTCTATATGGTCAATAGATTTCATTGAAACCTGAACATTTGCACCACTTCCATTTCCACCTGTAATAGTTACAATTGGAACTTCTTCATAATCAAATCCTCTATCAAGGAGTCTAATTTCCTCAAGATCTCCAGACACCGCCAAATAACCTGTTGCACCAACTCCGATATCATCTGTGATGGTAAGATCTGGTGGACTGATTATATCAAAATTTCTATCAGAAGAAAGAACTTTAATATTTTCTAGTTTTCCATGATATACTTTTTCTTTAGATTTATAGTTAAGAATTTCAACTCCATTTATAAGAAGACCTGTATATCCAGGTTCTGTTGGATACATTCCAACTTCTTCTGATGGTTTATCAAATTTTCTAAAAATTTCTTGATGTTTTAACTTTTTATTATAAAAATCTTCTCTTACAAGAGTGTTATTTCTTACAGTTGTTGATGCAGTAGATACAAACTTTGAAGATTCAGGATTTTTGATAGAATAGTATATGTCCTGAATACTTTTAGCAAATTTAATATTGTCTTTATCTATTCTATAAGCAAAATACTCTCCGCTATTAAATATTTTTGATTTCTCTACATCCAAATCAACATTGATAGGAACTGTATAATCTCCACCAACGAATGAGGTAATACCTACTATTTCTGGAGTGTAGTAAACCTTGTCTCCTGTGTAGAATCCATGGTTTTCAATATTATAGGTTTCTCCTTCAAAACTTCCAGCAAAATTCTTTATTGGACTTTGTTTTTGAATTTTATATGTTGGTAGAGATCCAGATGCTACAAGAAAACAATCCTCTTCTACATCTTTGTATACATTTTGAACATCTGTTGAATTTATCTCTACTTCTGGGAAATTAGCAGCAACTGTTTTGGTAATTACTCTTCTAATTTTTGAATTTATTGTTGTACTTATGTTAACACTAGATTGTGCAAATATAACAACAGATTTATCATTAATAATAGAAGCGATAACACCAAAAACACTTGTTCCTGCATTACTTACAACTTCTATGGTATCACCAATAGTTAATAAATGAATATTGTTTAAATCGATTCTATAAGAATTATCTGATAAATCAACTACTTCGATTTTTTTAGTGGTATAAACAGATCTAATGTTGGTTATCCATTTAGATGCTCTAAATGAATCATCAATTATACCAAAAGTCTTAATTTGTGCAATATTATCTTTTTGATAATATTTGTTGCCTGCTGGAGTTTTAACTCCTTTAAGAATCTTGTTAATTCTAACTTTTACTTGACCATCGTTTGCATATGCAAAAATATTAGAATCTCTAATTTCAGATGCAGATGGAATTACTCTAGGAGCAAAATCACAATTAAGGAATTGTGTTAAATTTTTGTTCCCATAAGAAATTTCACCAAATGTACCATCATTATAGTCAATGGTTAATGTTCCTGTAGCACCAAATCCGACTGTTGAATCAACATCAATAAATGTTTGAGCAAATCCTACTGTATTTGTTACTCTTGTTTTAGGAGTTGACTCAAAATTGCCATAAACAACACCTTTAACGCTAACATCTCTGTCATATCCAGAGTCAATATCTAATTTATAATATGTTTTACCAATACCAGAGCTAATAGACTCTACATATGCAATTGGAGCATATGATCTGTTCGGAAAATCTTGGAATAATGTTCTATTTGCAAGAGCAAAAGGATCTCCTTGCTCTTGTTCTACAATAATACTTTCAACTTGAATATAATGTGCATCAGATGGTCTAAACAAACGATCTGATAAATTTACTAGAGTAACATCTTCATTAAACAGTACTTTAAACAGAATTTTATAGGATTCTTCTGTTCCCTTAGTTGCATAAAAATCTGCAGACTGTTTAACAAATACGTTTTGATTTACTTGTGGTGCAATCTGTCTATTTTGAAAACCTGGAGCATACTGTGCCTTAATTTTCTTTAAAATTTGATTTAAGAAAAGAACACTTAAGTTTTGAATTTCGGAACCAATAAGATGTGAAGTTGCAATGTTTCTTTCAAATACAACTTCCTCAGGATAACCTTCTTTTGTTAGATCAGAAACTCCACTAAAACCTCTAATACATCCAGTGAACGAAAAATCAGTTTTTCCAGTATATGAAATGATTTCATTGCCTATTTTAAGCAATCCATACTTATCAGGAAACCCCTGTGTTCCTAATCTAGTTCTAATTGGATCAATAAAAAGAGTTTCTCCTGTAGAACTAACAGTCGACTGCAAAATAGCAGTTTGAGATAAATTAGTTACATTATCAACTTTAGTATATTGATCAATATTATTAATCAAATCAATTGGAGCACCTTGATACTCTTGACCTCTATAATATTCCTTTAAAAAATCAGCAATCAGAGGAAAGTCACTCCTTACATACTCAGGGAGTTGACTTTGGACGATAGTTTGTAATTGTACTCTGGTTTCTGTCATTTTTTATGGTTTGCTATTAGTATCCGCCGTATCCACCGCCACCACCGGAAGATGATGATGATGAAGATGAAGTTGAAGATGAGGTTTGTGTAACAGGGGCTGGAGTGCTTGGTGTTGTATCTGCTACAACCGCACTTCCAGTTCCACCAGTATTTGCCGTAGGAGACAATTGAGTCTGTGTTGTAGAAGTTGCAATTGCTTGCTCAAGAGGTGTTATTCGTGAACGTCCTCCAAGACGAACCAGAGCACCATTCGGATAACTAGAAGAAGTGACGTAGGTGGAAGCAGAAGAATCAACACCGGAAGATATATCATCAACAATCATATCAAACACACTATTACTTATATCTAGTTGCAAATAAAGATCCTGTAATCCGATAACATCATTTGAAGCAGGGGATGCAGACATTTGAATTAGTGTTTGACCATCAATTTTCATACCACTAACAATATTAATTGGATTTAAAGTAATAATTCCATTAATATAATCAATTTTTCCAACATTTCTTCTTACAACTGTAGGAGTTTGTGAATTTACAGTTGGTACAGTAAAGAAGAACAAAGATCCAGTTTGTCTATTAATATTGGGAAGATCGCCAATATATAAATCTTCCTCAATTCCCTGAATCTTGAATGCACTGGATTTAATGTTAAATCCGTCCATACGCTTAATATGGAACTCATTTCCAAAACCAATACTGTATTCAGCAAACTGATTTAAGACAACTCTTAAATCTCTTCTCATTGAAACTGTTGTAATATTAGATGTGACTGCAACATCACTATCATCAAGTATCTTTAAGAATTTGCTATATTTAAATCTTGCACCATATCTATTTAATTCAGTAGAATTTGCGTATTTTTCAGCATTTGATTGAATTTTAACTCCCAAATGTTGTGAAGATGGAGTAAAATTAGAGTTATAATAGACTTTTGAGTCAATTTCAAGGTAAAGATATTTCAAATCAAGTATTTCAGTCACAATTCCTGCTACTGAATACTTTTTCAACAACGTTCTGATGTTCTCTTTAATCAAATTTGGGATAAAATCGCCAAATTTTGGTTTAATACTGATGAAGACCTTACCATATTGTGGTGGAACTAACTCTTCACCACCAAAAACAGAAATTGACTCTGCTTCAGGGTAAATTTTAGAAGGAATAAGTGCTTCATAGTCACTAGAAGTAACTGCTCTATTCTGTGTAGCATAGACAGTGGGAGCAAACTTCTTAATAGATTCAACCTCTTCGATATCAGCACCACCAGAAGAGGAAATACCTGTAGTTAACAAAGAGATACCGTTGCTTATACTGTAGATTGAAGCGTTCCTATTGTATGTTATACGCCCCGCAAAGGCGAATTGGGATACCCCGTTACCATTTACCCCATTTGACCTAATATAATTGACTGTGATGTAATTTCCATCATCTAATTTTTGACCAAATACACCATCACCAAAGAATAATTCATATCTTTCATCCTCAATTTCTTGTAAATAGTAGATTTTTGAGTATCTACCTACTTCAAACAAGTTATTTTGCAGTGTATACCGTGTTGAAATTGATGTGGTTTCGTTATTTTTAACAAAAACGCTCATTAAATCAGTATCAACGCCGGAATTTGGTAAAACAAACCTCTGATTCTTCTTTCTAGTACTCACAGTGAAGTTTTGTTCAACCAAAATACCTTCATAAATCGGTATATTGTTGAAAATTGCAATTCCATTTACAACTGGAACTGTAATATCGTTTAAAATTGAGAAAATAAACGATTGACCAGAAAATCTTTTAACCGATGTTGCAACTGGACCCTTTTTTAACGTTAATGATACCGGTGTTGGTGATACAGTTGAAGTATTTACATAAAAACTAATCGTTGCACGGGCAGATTTCCTTGATTTTGGTGTATATCCAATAGTACGTGCAAGTGCAACAACATTTTCTCGTAATGATGCACTATCAAGAAAGACTTCATTTGCAATCATGTTTGCATTATATGAAGTCATGTATGTATTATATGCTAATACATCAAGAATTGATGATAGGTTTGACCCTTCAAAATCATAATCTGTAAAATTACTATTTGCTTGTAAGTAATCTTTGAGGGATTGTTTAACCTGATCGAAATCTAGGTTTGAAAAATTAGTTAATGGCATCTTTACCTAGTTGGTTGCAATACAAATGAAATTTCTTGAGGGTCAATATCAAGTCCAACAATTTTATATACAATTGTGACATCGAAAGAATTATTATCCGGATCTGGACGTACTTCTGATCTTATGAAGTTCACCCTTGGTTCATATTCTTGAATTGCATATTTAATTTGATCTTTAATTGTTGATGCAGTTAATGTATTGATATTCTCAAATAAAGATTCACTAATACTAGTGCCAAATTCTTCATCAAAAAATTTTTCGCCAGGATTTGTTAAAATTATATTACGTACAGATCTTGCAATCGCATTTGCATTATTTAAGGCAATCAAATCATCAGTTAAAGGATTTACCTGAAACGTCATACTAATATCTTTAAATCCTTGACTGACTCGTTCTAAGGGCACTAAATTAAACAGTAATTATATCTTATTTATCGACTAAGTTCTTACTTTCATAATCTTTGATAAGACGTTCTACTTGCTTTTTATTATGACCACAAGGAGCATTCTTAAGACAAATAAGAATACATTCTGTATCACTAATAGAGGGTTTAATAGTAAACCCCCACTTGTCAACTTTACCTTCGATAGGTGCTTCTACATTATCAATCATTTTTTACTCATAGAGAGGTGCTGGTGGGATTTCTTGCTCAAAAATCTCCGTGTCTTGCTTCTTATCCCGTTTTTTGGGTGTTAGATCATCATTTGCAATTTCACGAAGCATTTTTTCGTGTTGGTCTGCTGCCAAATTGTCTAAAAAATCGTTACTTGCTTTCATTTTTCTCCTCTTCGGGTGAATTTTTGCGTTCTTTTGCTGTTTTCCAAAAATATTCATCCTCACGCCCCATTCCAAGACGCTCAAAACCATTCTCAACTTGATAATATTGTGTCGACACCTTAAAATCAGGCATTTTAGGTTCAACAGGTGTCAAACTATTATCATAGATACGCATTCGGTTATTTGGATACAGTGCATACTGTCCATTTTCAAGTTCAATCAGATTATGTGACTTATGTTCTGCTGGATTTTCACTTGTTGCATAATCTATAACATCTGGATCCTGATGATAATTATCTATTGTACAAATATATGTTCCTTTCTGAATACCATGATCTCTTGTATATAGTTCATAGTCCATACTACCAATAAACTGCTTCTGAACAGAAACAACCCCATAATCCATACAATTCCAGAATTGTAGGTTAGGTAGGTTCATATCAGGTGAAGGCACCTCAGGGGCGCTTACAAACGCGCTGATGGGCAGTTTATCATACATTGCAGCATACTCTGGTAAGTATGTCTCAAAATAAAAAGTGCGCCCAGGTATCGATTTACACGATACCCAGACGCCTTTAACAAACTCACCATGACCAGATTGATGATCAGTTAGATATTCTTTACGAACCCATACTTCAACTGATGGTAAGTTGCAAATAAGAGCAGCCATTTAACAAAACGTAACTACTCCTATTTACCTACCTTGTCCCCTATACTTCTTTTTCTTACCATTACGAGAGGTCGCACTGAGTAATGTATTCTGAGACTTTCCTTGACGAGTCTTCTTAGGACTCGATGGAACATAACTATCACCTTTCATTATCATTGTTCAAATCCTCCTCAATTAAATTACGCGAGTTTTTTCATGCCCCACTCGAATTCGTGGGTCACACCAAATATCAAATCCTTCTTCCTTTGCATCAAGACAAAACGAGACATCCTCGCCACACATATCTTGCACCTTACCACTCTCAAAGACTTGCATCTTTGGTGCAAACCATGGATACTCAAGATTCTCAAAGACTCCCTTCTTAATTAAGACCCATCCAAATCCTGTGTAATCAACTGTGAAGGGCTTCTTCCGTTTTGAGATGGATTCGACAGTTTCGTGATTCATCACTCCACCATTCTTTCGGAAATCATCCTCCTCTAACCAATGAGCAACAGATGTTGTGTGCCCATCCTCTGTTGCATACCATCCTGCAACAACTTGCCGCTCCTCTGCTTCCTCCTCATTGGGAATGGCCATATCACATAACTGCCAAAACTTCTCTGTGTTAAAGACAATATCACTATCAATCCACAGTTGATAATCATACTGTAACTTACCATCCCAGGGAATTTGATTCGGACCACGCAATACATTTGCACCTAAACACTTACACCGTGCAAAATTAACCATACTTGAGTAATCTTGACTAATCTGAATACTCATTCCATTCTGTACCATATCAAAGCACAGTTGTACAAAGTTCTTCAGAAAGACAAAACTACATCCCCGCCCAGGAAGACAAAAAACAATCGTCTTCCCACGCATCCTTTCCTTAATCTTATCATAGTCCCACTCTGGTCCTTTGACCTTTGGAGTGTTTGCTTTTACAGTAAATCCTTTTGCCATAACCTGTTGATGACTTCAAATCAATTATAACGTGTATTATGTATATTGTCAATACTTCGCTGATTGCGACCCGTTCGTCAACTAATATGATGCTTCTTGTGATTTTTCTACGGTTACCTCCTCATAACTTAATTCGTCCTCCTCATAATCTGTCTTCATTAATCCTACAATACCCTTTACAGTATTCCACATCATATCAAAATCTTCCTCCTTTATACTTGATAATATTACATCATTTCGTGCATAGATATGATAAATTTTTTCGTCTTCCATACTCCCCTCTGATACTTACTCTATCTAGGTAAAACAACTCTGTTATATCAGATACTATAACATACTGACCAGGAGCGCACCAACACAGATGCACAATAAAAACATCCCCGGACCCCTCCATAACGCCATCAATATATCATAAAAAACCCGTGCAGTCACATAAGTGAAAACTACACGGGGTACATCCCAATATCTCTTCATTTTTTCTTTCTCTTAGATGATGATGCCCGCCTTTGGGAATTCGTCCGAGAACTCCCCTTCTTCGTATTACAATTCCTCCGAAGAGCACCGCTTGCTGCTTTTACATACTTGAACATACTATCAAATCCTCATGGGGTGGAAAATTTTTGCCGAAATTTTTTTTTTGTAAACACGATATCTCTCTAGCCTTTTCGGTCCGTTGTAGGTTAGGGTGGTTACCCTTTTTATGTAAGGGGGGGCGCAACGCCCGTCAT